GACATTATGGACACCTTAAACGACGATCAGCGTGATGCTGTCGCTGCTCTGCTGGCAGCAGCTATGACTGACGACGATTACGACGACTACGACGAGGATGACTATGATGAAGACGATTACGATGACGACTACGACGAGGATGACGATATGAAACATAATATTTTCGATGTTGATGAAATGTACGGTAACGTACTTTCCCACTCTGACGAGGAGGAGATCCTGAACCTGGCTAAGAACAGCTCCGTGGGAACTTTCCAGGAAGCTCTTAGCATTTATGCCGACGACCACGGCCTGCAGCACGATGCTATCTCCAGCGGTTTCAATCAGACTGGCGAACCGTACAACGTAACCACTCTGTTCCCGGATTACAAGGAAGTCCATGGCAATATGCCGGAACTGATCACCAACGATCAGGGCTGGGTTGGTACAGTTATGGCTAAAGTTCATAAGAGTCCGATCTCCAGAATTAGAACTTCCCAGGTTGATATCCGGAACCTCGAAGGCAACCATGATGATCTGAGAGCTCGTGGTTACAAGAAGGGCAAAGAGAAACAGCTGACCGGCAACTTCGGTCTGCTTCGGAGAACTACCGATCCGCAGACCGTGTATGTTAAGTCTCAGCTGCACAGAGACGACATCATTGACATCACTGATTTCGATTATGTTCAGTACCTGTACAACATCGACCGCATGAACCTGAACGAGGAACTGGCTACTGCGATCATGCTTGGTGATGGCCGTCCCGTTTCTTCTGAAGACAAGATCTTCCCGGATAAGATCCGCCCGATCTGGACCGATGACGATCTGTATACCATCCACTATGATATCGACTTTGAAGCAGCTGCGGCTGAGCTGCAGGGTACGGAGACCGATTCTTACTTCGGCGAGAACTACATCAAGGCTGAAGCCATGGTCAATGCTTGCCTGTACAGCCGTGAGAAGTTCAAAGGTACCGGCACTCCGGATATGTATATGACTCCGCATGATCTGAACGTAATGCTGCTGGCTCGTGACCGCAATGGCCGCCGGATCTACAGCTCCAAGGCTGAACTGGCTTCTGCTCTGAACGTTGGCAACATCTACACCTGCGAGCAGTTCGAAAATAAAACCAGAACCGTTACCGTTGACGGTGCACAGAAGACTAAGAAGCTGCATTGCCTGATCGTTAACCTGGCTGACTACAGCCTGGGCGCTACCAAGGGCGGTGAGATCACTCACTTCACTCAGTTCGATATCGACTTCAACACCCAGAAGAGCCTTCTGGAGACCCGTTGCTCCGGCGCTCTGACCAGAGTTTGGTCTGCAATTGCAATCGAGGAAGACGTTACCGCGTAAGGAGGTTGACGTATGAGTATTAAAGAAGCTTTAGCGGCTTTGGAGAGCACTTACGGTGAAATGAAGATCCATCCAATTACCGTAAAAGGGTACCTGAAAGCGATCGCCACGAAAGAAGGAGCAAGCGTGCGGAATGCTCGTTCGATTGCAGATATCATCATGGCAATTGCTGTTGCTAAAGGATATACAGAGCCTACCGGTGTAGACACTGAAGATCCTGGGATTGACTAATTCAAAATGGGAGTGAAATATGGCTAAGTTTTACGGAAAGATCGGCTTTGGAAATGCCGACGTAGAGACGGCTCCTGGTGTTTGGAACCCTCAGCCGGTTGAACGTTATTACAGCGGAGATGTGCTTCAGAATTTCATGCGGCACGAAACCTCCCAGTATGCGAACGACGACATCACGATCAGCAATCAGATTTCCATAATCGGCGATCCGTATGCTTACCAGAACTTTCACTCTATGAAGTACATTCACTACATGGGTGCAGACTGGAAGATTATTAACGTTGACGTGAAGCACCCTCGTTTGATACTGACTATCGGAGGTGTATACAATGAGTCGCAGACTGAATCTGCATGATGAACTCCTGGAGGTGTTCGGAAATAACAGGGTGTATTACCAACCTCCGGAGTCAGTAAAATTAGTTTACCCATGTTTGATATATCAGAAATCTTCAGCCTTTGGAAGATACGCTAACGATAAAAGATACATGGGAAGAGATCGATACGATATCACAATCATTTCCAGGGATCCTGATAACAGATATGCTGAACAGCTTATGGAGCACTTCCAGTATTGTTCCTTTAGCAGACGATATGTTTCAGACAATTTGTATCATGATGCCCTGGATCTTTTCTATTAGGAGAAATAAAAATGGCTGAAAATACTTGGAAACTTAAATGGGACCAGACAGGCGAAAGACTTTACGAAACAGGCTTAAGACAGGGCGTTGTTTATCCTCAGGATGCAACCGGCGCTTATCCGAAAGGTGTTGCGTGGAATGGTCTTACTGCTGTAACTGAAAGCCCGTCTGGCGCAGATCCTACTGACCTGTATGCTGATGACGGCAAATATCTTACTCTTCGTGCTGCCGAAGATTTCGGCGCTACACTTGAAGCTTACACTTATCCGGATGAGTTCGCAGAATGTGACGGCACCGCATTCCTTACCGATGGCGTAAAGATCGGTCAGCAGCCGAGAAAAGCGTTCGGTCTGTGCTACAGAACCGTTATCGGTAATGATGTTGAGCTTGATAACTACGGCTACAAACTGCACCTGATCTATGGCGCAACTGTTAATCCGTCTGAGAGAGCATTCCAGACTATTAACGATAGCCCGGAAGCTATCACGTTCAGCTGGGAAATGTCCACCGTTCCCGTATCTGTGAAAGGGCATAAACCGACTGCATATCTGGAGATCGATTCCAAGAAGGTAGACGCGACGAAACTTGGCGATCTCGAGAATATTCTGTACGGAACCGGTGATACAGAAGCAAGACTCCCGCTTCCGGATGAGGTGCTTTCTATTCTTAGCGCTGATGGCGAAGAAGAAGAAGAACACGACGGCAACTCATAACCAATACTAACTTTATAAGAGCCTCGGATTAATCTGGGGCTCTTTTTTTATTTGAAAGGAGAAACAAAATGTATAAGCGTACGATTTCTTACACCGACTTTGACGGAAATCAGAGAGAGGAAGACTTTTACTTCCACTTCTCAAAAGCGGAACTGTTGGAAATGGAGCACTCCAGAGAGGGAGGCCTGCAGAACTATATTGAGAGAATTTATAAGACTCAAGATGGTCCTGAGTTGATGAAGATCTTTAAAGAACTCATTCTTCGAGCATACGGTGAGAAATCTCTTGACGGAAAACGCTTTGTGAAAAGCCACGAGCTGTCTGCAGCGTTCAGCCAGACCGAAGCGTATTCTATCCTTTTCATGGAGCTTGCTACGGATGATGTGAAAGCCGCTGAATTTATCAATAACGTCATTCCGTCCGACATGCAGGAAGAGGTGAAAAAGCTCGAAGCAGAGAAAGATCTTAAACTTGCCGAAGTGAGGGCAGCGAGCGCAATCGATGGCTAAAAAGATTTATGTTCCAGACGCCGAGTTGTTTAACGAGAAGACGTTGGAATTTATAACAGTAAAAGGCCAGACAATTTCTATTGAACATTCTTTAGTCTCAATTTCAAAATGGGAATCTATTTGGAAGAAGTCTTTCATCAACGCTGGTAAATATACGCCAGAAGAGTATCTGAGTTACATAAAATGTATGACAATTACACAAAATGTTAATCCCAGAATCTATGACGTATTGACTATTGAGAATCTGAAAGAAATCCAGGATTACATAGACGATCCAATGACTGCTACCACGTTTACACAGGAAGGCAATAGACGAGCTCACGAAGTCATAACGTCTGAACTGATTTATTGTTGGATGACTATGTATGGTATTCCTTGGGAATGTCAAAAATGGCACATTAATCGTTTATTAACTCTTATAAATGTTTGCGCTATTAAGAACGGAGACACAAAGAAAATGTCCAAGAACCAGATAGCCGCTCAGAACAGCGCGATAAATGCTCAACGGAGGAAGATGCTAGGCTCCAAAGGATAAGGAGACAGAATGCATGGTACGAATAGAATGTCCTGGCGACTATCATAACATAGAAAATTGGCTGAAGAAAAATAAAAATCAAGAATATTTGAAACAGCTTTCGAAGTATGGCGAAAAAGGCGTGGCGGCTCTTGCGGCGGCGACTCCTAAAGACACCGGTTTGACCGCTGCGTCCTGGTCATACGAAATAGAATTTAAGAACAACGGACTTGCCATATATTGGACAAATTCGCATATCGAGAAACATGTAAATATAGCTATTATATTGCAATTTGGTCACGGTACCGGAACCGGCGGTTACGTACAAGGTAGAGACTATATAAATCCGGCCATTCAACCAATATTTGATGAAATAGCAGATTCAGCCTGGAAGGAGGTAACGATCACGCATGGCTAATACGATTGATGAGAGAGTAGTCGTTCTAAAATTTGATAACGGCCAGTTCGAAGACGCTACCAAAACCAGCATGACGACTCTGGAAAAACTTAAGCAGTCTTTGAAGATGGATAAGGCTAACGACGGCTTCGCGAATCTTTCAAAGTCTGTTAAGTCTTTCTCGCTGGGCGGTATTTCTACGGCTATCGAAACGATCAATAAAAGATTCTCAACAATGGGAATCGCAGGAATGACCGTCATTAGCAATTTAACGACTGCCGCTATGGGGATGGCTAAGAAGATCGTCACGGCTATACCTTCTCAGATTATTCATGGCGGCTGGACCAGAGCTCTGAACATTGAGAATGCTAAGTTTCAGATCGAAGGTCTC